TATGTTAGAACAATCTATCAACAGCCATTTTGAATATGCTCGATTTAAAATGTTCAACGTGTTAGTGAATGGCAATATTGAAGAATGTTGTGAAACAACTTATAAAGGCGTTCCATATCGCAGTATGAATAATGCTGCTCGTATGAACGTAGGTCTTGATATTATCAACGCTTTAACAAAGTATTTTAAAGTCGATGCACCTGTATTTATAGACAATGCGGAAGCTGTAACTAGCTTTATCCCTTGTCATAGTCAAGTCATTCAATTATTCGTAGACGCAACATTTAAAGAATTAACAGTTGCATAGGAGGTCCAATATGGCAAACGAAATCACAACAAAGAAAAATGAAGTATCCGCTAATTTTAATTCGGTAGCAAGTTTTGAATTATTGCAACGTCAGGCAAAAATGTTTAATGAGTCCAGTTTGGTGCCTGATAACTTTAGAGGTCCTCAAAACTTTGGTAATGCTTGTATTGCGTTAGAAATGGCGGTTCGAATTAATGCTAGTCCATTAATGGTTATGCAAAATCTATATGTAGTATATGGTAATCCTAGTTGGTCTTCTAAATTCTTAATTGCCACGTTTAATCAATGCGGTAGATTTGAAGCTATCAAATACAAAGAAACTGGTAAAAAGGGTACAGATAGTCAAGGTATTATTGCTTATACTCGTGAAAAAGGTAGTGATGAAATTATTGCAGGTCCTGAAGTAACAATCTCTATCGCTAAGGCAGAAGGCTGGTATGACAAGAAAGGCTCTAAATGGAGAACAATGCCGGACCAAATGTTACGTTACAGGGCAGCAGCTTGGTTGATCCGTACAACCGCTCCGGAAATCTCTATGGGGTTGCCAACAGCCGATGAAGCAATCGATGTTGAAGGTAATGTCAGTGATGTATTAGATGATGCAATTACAACTATTGAGCATAACGCAAATGCAGAAGTTATAGATATTGAACCTGGTACATCAGAATTTATTGATAAAGAGACTGGTGAAGTATTAAACGCAAATGAGATGTTCGGTGAATGATTAGTGTTGAATGTTTCGGTAGTAGCTCCTTAGGGAACTGCTACCGACTAAAATCAAGCGTAAACGGCGATGAAATATTGGTTGATATAGGTTTACCCTTTAAAGATATTCAAAGAGCTTGTAGGTATAATTTCATGCATTTAAACGGTATTCTAATTACTCACCAACACGGCGACCACTCAATGTCGGTTAGCGATTGGCTACAATTAGGCCATAAAGTGTATATGATCAAAGATACTGCACAAGCTGTTCATGCATTAGACGCTCGAACATGGATTGAAATTATACCTAAAAAGACTTTCAAAGTTGGTATATTTACAGTTTTACCATTTGAATTAGAGCATGATGTGCCTAATGTTGGCTTTTTAATAACCGACGGTGAGGAGAAAATGCTATACATCACTGATACCTATTACTGCCGTTATATATTTAAGGATGTGGATCATATCCTTGTAGAGTGTAATCATTCTTATGAAATATTAAAGAATAAAGTGTATGACGATGAACTATCAAAGCAACGTATGGAAAGGTTAGTTAAATCACATTTTGCACTCGAAAACGTAATTAAATTTCTACAATCAATGGACTTATCGAAGTGTAAAGACATACATCTTATTCACTTATCGAACGAAAACTCCAATGAAGCAGAATTTAAAAAAGCTGTACAAGCAGCCACAGGGAAACTGGTGATTGTACACCAAGAAAAGGGGTGATGATGTGCGAGTTAAATTTGATGTGTTTATCAAAGCATTAGAGGATAAGCATTTAACACTTATGGAATTTTCGAATCAGTCGCGAACCATTCCAAAGTCTTTAGTCTTGTACCTTTCAGGGAAACCAATCGCATTTGATAAAAAACGGTTTACCTGGTGTAAAGTACTGGGGTTAAAGCATGATGAATTGTTCTATTAGGGGGTAAACAATGGCAAAGGATACATATTATTTTAGCCACGATGTTAATGCCAGTAATGACCCTAAAATCATTGTTATGAAAGAATTGTGCGGTGTTATATCGTATGCCTGGTGGTGGATCTTAATTGAGCAATTAGCAGCACAAGAAGAATATAAACTCCCTATGGATAAAATTACCTTTACAGGACTTGGAATAGCATTTGGAATGAAGCAAAACGAAGCAATTGCTTCAAGCAACGAAGCAAAATTAAGCACCGCGAAGCAAGCCGAAGCATTTGTAATTTTGCTTATTAATGAGTGTGAACTGCTTGAAACCGATGGTGAATTTTTTTGGTCGCCATCACTACTTAGACGAAATTTGCTTCGCAAAAAAAAGCAAGAAGAAATATCTAAGAAACGCAGTGAGGCTGGGCGTTTAGGCGGTCTTAAGAGCGGTAAAGCTCGAAGCAAAACGAAGCAATTGCTTGAAGCAAACGAAGCAAACGAAGCAAACGAAGCTAAAGGAAAGGAAAGGAAAGGAAATAATTCATATTCATATTCATATGGGGACGCGCGCGAAAACGAAAATTCTGAAAATGTGTTAACCATGTTTGATGAAAATTCTAACAAACAAGATCCGTATAAAAACGTGTTCAAAATTTATATGAATGACGTTGGTGAAATTTCGTCTATCACAAAAGAGAAACTAGAATACCTGGTTAATGATTTTGGTGAAGATGAAGTTATCACGGCTATTAGTAAAGCTAGTGAAGTAGGAAAAGCTAGCATTGCATACATTACAGCGATATTGAACAACAAGATAAGAGAGGAGGCTGCAAATGGAACAAGTAAACGTAGCAGCGGAAATCGAAAGGATAAAACAAAAGCAGTCGATACTGAAATCGACTGGTCCAAAGAGACCGCAGATTGGTTATGAGTATTATCAACCTGTATATGCTCCACCTGTTGTAGTTGAAAGAAATGTAAATCTATCAGCTTATGGCATTAAGGACAAATACAAGACCATGACATTCGATAAGTTAAAGGCGTATGGAACACCTACTGAAGACAGAGAAACATACAACAAAGCCTTTAAGTACGCAGAACATATTCGCGACCATATCAGTAAAGGCAATGGCTTAATATTGTTAGGCCCTGTTGGAACTGGTAAAACGTCGCTAGCTATAAGCATTTTACGAAAAGCGATTGATAAGGGATATAATGGCTACCTTATCTCAATGATGAGCTTGCTCGACACCTTGCTCTCGTTGAGTAAAGGAGAAACTAGCGATTATATTCGCTTTGAAAATCGCATTCGTAACACGCCTTTATTAGTTCTTGATGACTTTGGCGCCGAATATGAAAACAAATGGGTTGCTAACAAGGTAGACTCAATCATAGCGGATAGAGTTGAGTCTTGCAAAGCAACAATCATTACAACGAATTTAACTATGAAACAGATACAACAAGGCTATGACAGCCGTATCTATGACAGGCTAAAAGGTTCATCGTTTGTCTTACTGCTAAGAGGTGAGTCAAAACGAAAACCATTAAGTGATAGCGAAATTTAATTATTCGCTCTGTATGGCGATTTAATATGTGTAACGATAAAACACTCACGAAAAGAATTACACATATCAAAATGAGCCTTATTCATAGCTTAAATCAGAAAATTAAATCGTAAATATATGTGAGGTGATAATTTCAAATGAGTAGTCTTGTAATTTATGGTCGACCAACAACTAAAAAAAATAGTTCGCGTATTGTGTATCACGGAAAATATCCTCGAGTCTTACCATCAAAAGCATTTTGTGATTATGAAAAAGACAGCTTAAAACAGCTTCAGTTCTTCAGAAAACGCGCGTATGTATCTGGTCCGGTTATAGTTAGGTGCCGCTATTATATGCCTAATGAACGTTCTTGGCCAGATTTGGTCGGCCTATTACAAGCTACCAGTGATATATTAACTACTGCAAAAATCATCGATGATGATATGTGGATCGTTAACTATGACGGTTCAAAAATCGTTGGAGTTGATAAATACAACCCTCGAACAGAAATCGAGATTATAAAAGCAGAAGAGCATCACATATTGCACGATATATGGGGGAGGAGAAATAAATGACGTTTGTCTTTTTCTTAGCAGGGTTAATTACTGGAGCCTGTATAGGAATTATTACAACATGCTTATTAATAATTGCTAAATGTTCCGACGAAAGGAGATATCATGAATAATATTCCGCAGTTCTTAGAACATTTGCCAATATGGAAAGCAAATCCATTAGACCAAGTAAAAGCAACTAAACAAATAAAGAAAGTTAAACCAGTAAAAACACATCAATTTGATGTAACAGATAGAATGTCTAATCACGTTGTTGAAAAGGTATGTCCGATATGCGGTGCAGCCTATACAGTAGCGTATAGACTAAGAAATATTAAAAAAACATGCAGTGCTTCTTGTGGACAAAAAATGCGACTAGCTAGAAAAGAACCTGAGGCATGGGTTGATGAAGCCGTAGCCTTAAAAAAACAAGGCTTAAAATTAAGCGATATTGCATTGCGTGTTAACAGAGCAACCAGTACGGTGTGGACGTATTTAAAGAAAAGGGGATATTGATATGAATGAAAACCAATTCGAGCGAGTAACAGGATATGAAGATGCTGATTTACCGCAAAGAAAAACAGAGTATGCAGCAGGATACGATGTGAAGCCTTATGAAACAGGTGTGGTATTGCCCCATCAAACAAAACTTATCCCTACTGGTATCAAATGCAGATTGAACTACGATGAACATATTCAACTCCACTTAAGATCTAGCGTAGGTATTAATAACGATGTCATGCTTGCGAATGGTACAGGTATTATCGATGCTGACTACTACAACAATGACGATAACGAAGGTCATATCATGATACCTATTAGAAACTTGGGTGATGAACCGTTCTATTACAAATCTAGCGAACGCCTAGCACAGTTAATTATTATGCCGTACAGGGTAGTCAATAAAGATACTGCTACTGCAAAGCGTACAGGCGGATTTGGTAGCACAAACAAATAAGGAATATTGTGTTCTCGTTAAAGGGGTTAGTATGGAGAAAATTACTAAAGAAATACAACGCAGAAAAACTAGGGAGTATATTATGCGAATCAATGACTATTACCTAGAAGAACAAGCGTTACATGCACAACTAGAATTCTTACAAAAACGAATGGGCCCAGCTGGTCTGCCTAAAAGCTCTCTAGGGGATAGCGTAGGTGGTGGCGGTGAAGTAGGTATCATGGAACAGTTTCATCAACTTACCGAACTTAAATCGAGCATTTTCGATTTAAAAGAAAAGGCGGTTGAGTGCGAACTCGATGTTATGAGGTGCATCTTCAATATTAGCGACCCTAAATATAGAGCCGTACTTACTGAACGATACATTAATAGACGTGATATTTACGCTATATCGCTAATTTACAAAAGTTTAGGCATGCCGAACAACTCAATAAACTACATTAAAAGACTACTCCGTAGAGCGGAAGAAGCGTTCTACGAAAAAAATTTGAAATAATTCTCGTGGCCTGATGTTTACCATGAGAACATAGATAATTGCTACATTAATCCATAGTGGGGTGCACCTAATTGCACCTATATTAACGCTATGTGAACAAAATTTGCACCAGGTGCACCTAAAATGCTATTGAGTGCACCCTATTGACAGTGGTATCATATAGATGTCAACAAAAGGCGAATTGCCAAAATGTGGACTTTCACTCTCTTATAAACGAAAACATCTACGCAAAAGGAGCACCTTTACTCATGGGGTGCTCTTTTTGTATGTAAAAATAAAGAAAGGAGTTAGCATGGAGATTGTAAATATTGCAGTAGATAAACTCGTTCCATATGAAAATAATCCTCGTAACAATACAGAAGCTATTCAATATGTAGCGAACTCTATCAAAGAGTTTGGGTTCAAGGTTCCTCTTGTTATTGATAGCGATAACGTTGTTATTTGTGGACATACTCGGTTATTAGCTGCTAAACAATTAGGGCTTAAAGACGTTCCGTGTGTTGTTGCTGATGATCTTACCGATGAGCAGATTAAAGCATTTAGGTTGGCTGACAATAAAGTTGGTGAGATTGCTACGTGGGACTTGAGTGCTTTGGTTGATGAATTAAAAGATATTAATTTTCTCGACATGGAAGATTTTGTTTTCTTAAATGCCGATGATTTACGCACAGACTTCTTCGATGAACAAGAAGCACAGCAAGACAAAGACGATAAACCAGCAGAAGAAGATAACGGAAAAGTTGTTAAAGTTGTATGTGATGATGAAAACTATCAACAACTTATCGATTATTTAGACGCTAATTTATTTGTGTATGAGGTGTAATATGGATAGTTTTATTGTATGTAATGTAACGGTGGAAGGCTTTCACTATTGGGAAGATGCACCTGCTCAATACGCTTATTTAAGAAATAAACATCGCCATATGTTTAATATCAGAATGCATATTCCGGTTGTGGATCTTAATCGTGAAATTGAGTTCATCGATGAACAACGAATTATTAAAGACCATATTTTAAAAGAATTCGGCGATAGTTTAGGATATGCACAATTCGAAGGTATGTCATGTGAACATATTGCTGAATGGCTAATGGCGGAATATCCAACGGCAACTTATTGCAAAGTAATTGAAGATACAAACGGAGGTGCCGTTCTTGTTAGGAAACAACATCAAAATCCATTTTGCTGGTTCAGATAATGTCTTTAATAGCATTGTTGGGTTGAAGTTAGCAGACGTGAATTATCGCTTGTATACTTGCTATCCGTTTATTGTCAACAAAAAAAATAACCGACGACTTTACATTAAAATCTGATGCTCCAATGATTAGAAAAGATTTGCAATTTAAACATGTAATACAAGATAGTGGGTTATTTACTTTGATGTTCGGTGCTGCGAAAGATAAGCAACTTACATATGATGATTTAGTTGACTGGCAAGATAAATTGATTAAGTTTACTAACAGTAATGATTTACAACAGACATGCGTTGAAGTCGATTGTCAAAAGGTGTTATCGCCAGAAGATGCTTGGAAGTTGCGATATAGGATGCGTGATAAGTTAAAGAATAGACAAATTAACGTATTTCACAAAGAGGATGGCCGTAAAGGGCTAGACCGGTTAATCGAATTTGCCGAGTATATCGCGATTAGTGTTCCTGAGTTGCGTATTACCAACCCTAGAACATTTAGAGAAGATACACATAGACTCGCATGGTACATTAAGAATAAAAAGCCTGAAATTGACATTCACTTATTAGGCTGTACGGATCTTAAAATGTTGAAACAGAATAAATTCTGTACCTCGGCAGATAGTACATCCTGGCTAGCACCTTTACAGTTTGGTATTAGTCGAACGTCAAAAGGTAATATGCATATCAACTATCACAATAAAGAAATTAGACAACAATATATGGAACAAGCTCGGCTGTTTGGGGTAAAAGAAAAATCATTACCTAGGACAGCCGATTGTGCTATATCGGCATTATTAAACAAATTAGACTATCAAAGCGTAGCAGGTAATCAAGATTAGGAGGAAATGTATGTATTATGTATCAAAACGAATGGAGATTGCAGGTAGTCATAGACTAAATTTAGACTATGAAAGTAAATGTCAAAACCTGCATGGCCATAATTGGATAGTAACAGTATTTATGAAAGGTGAAAAACTAAATCATAATGGTATGATTATGGACTTTACTCATATTAAACGTGCTATTCATGACAGATTAGACCATGCTCATATTAATGATGTAGTAGGTGATATTAACCCTACTGCAGAAAACATGGCTAAATGGATATGCGACCAGTTAGGTAAGTGCTGCTACAAGGTAGAAGTACAAGAAACAGAAGGGAATATGGCAACATATGAACGTGATTGAAATATTTAGTAGTATCGAGGGCGAAGGTACACGAGCTGGTGAACTATGTACTTTTATTCGACTAGCTGAATGTAACTTGCGTTGCTCTTACTGCGATACCGAATACAGCTTTAC